GCCCGGCTGGCTATAAGCCGGGGTGCTTTCGCCCGGACCAGTGACGGCGATACTGTCAATCAGCGCGCCCGTTTGATGCGGGGCAAGGGTGCGCATGGTGTCGGCCATCTTCTCGGCGGCTTGCTCAAGCGAAGGCGCAACGCTTGCACGCACCTCTTGCGGGATTTCCCGCATCCGCTTTTGAAACGAAACAAGACCTACAGCCATTTCAGAACGTCCATTCCCGATATTCCGCAATGATTTCCGTGACACCGAACGGCGGTTCGCGGGCGGCTTCGGTCGTCGCCTCGCGGTTCTCATACCAATGCGCGGCCAGCATCAGGACGGCTTGCACCAAGGCTTCGGGCAGAATGTCTTGCCCGACCGATCCGAACTCTTCTTCGATCTTGAACCCCAAGCGGCGCTCAACAAAGGCTTGAGCCGCAGCGAGAACGCGGGAAAGCAGGGCGTCGTCGGTCGCCCCTAGATCATCGGTAAAGGCCAACTGCGCCTTCAGATCGTCGATTGTGCAGATAGCCATTGCCCGAAAAACTCCAATTCCCGCAAATCTCGCGCCAGTCACCCCGCGCCGGTCCCCGCCATGGGGCCAAAGTTGAAGACCACCCCCCGGCCCGGTTAGGTCGGGCTGGCTTGCGTCGCGACGATGTTGCTGTTGGGCTGGATCGTCACCTTGAGAATGTGATGTTCGCCGCTCGGATCGTCTTCGACCGAAAGGATGGTGCCGATGAACAGGCGGGTTGACGGCTTCGGGCTTGCGCCCGTGGTTGGCTTGTCCCCGAACGATACACGGAAGGCGTAGTTGGCATCGACCAAGGCCGCAGCCCGGACGGCCAGTTGCCCCGCGTCCAATGGGTCGTTGCCGAACGTCAGTTCCACAGGCTTGCCCTTCTTGAAAAACTTGAGGGTGCGGGTGCGCCCATCGGTCACGTTCGAGAACTCAGTGGTGCCCCACTCATCCGTCACGCTGCCCAAGGTCTTCGGCTCTTTGACTTCTGTTGCCGCAGTCAAAGGCGTGGTGAAGTCAGCCGCAACAAAGTCCGCAGACTTCATTGCCACCGCCGCCCCGATCTCCACCTTGCTGCCAATGATCGAATAAACCGACATTGCATTACCTCTTTATGTTGCGCTCTTCGCGTTGCTTGGCGCTGTTGTGGTGATACTGGCAAAGCCCCTGCCAGTTGCTCTTGTCCCAGAAGATTGCCTTATCGCCCTTGTGCGGCACGATATGGTCAAGGTGTTCGGCCCTCTCGCCGCAGCGCACACAGTAGGGGTGCGCCCGCAGGTAGTCGGCCCGCGCCCGATCCCAAGCGCCCGTGTATCCGCGTTGGCTGGACGTTGGCCGCTTGGCATCAAAGCGCGCCTTGCGGTCCCGATCCGCCCCGGCCTTGCAAGCGCAGCGGGTGCCAGCAGCTACCACCTTGCCACAATCACAAAGCCGGGGCGCGCGGGTCGCCATTAGGCAACAGGCCGTTGCAGCGGCTCAATCACGGCAACAGCGCCGATGATTGCAGAGGTGCCAGAAGCCAGCGTGAACACCGCGCGCAGGTAACGCTTGCCGCCCAGATAGCCCAAACGGCTGTTGGTGTTGGCAAGCAGCACCGCAGGCGCGTCAGACTGCACTTGCGCGGCCACCACATCGGCCCACGTCACGCCGTCAGCACTGTCTTGCAGCTTGACGCCGAACGCTGCCGCGCCCGTGATCACACCCACAGAAACCACGATAGCCGCCGACCGAACGCCGAACAGGTCAACCGTGGTGCCGTTGGTCGTTGCCGCCAAAGAAGCGGGCGAAAGGGCGGTGCGCACCGCCACGTTGGAATAAAGATCGCGCATTGTCATAGGGAACCCCCGTTAAAGACCGACAGGAACAGGCAGGGCGCGCACCGCCCCGCCCGAAGGCATCACGCCATCTTGAGCTTCTTGAATTTGATCGCTTGCAGCACCTTGCCGCCGACGCGCCGCCCCCAATGGTAGCGGGTGCGCTTCAAGGTCGCTTGGCTATAGGGGTCGACCAGCACCGACAGCGACAGGCGGTCAACGATGCGATAGCCAGAGAAATCGCCGTAGATGATCGGGAAAGCGTTCGCGGCCACGTCAGGCATATCGACAATCTCAACCACCGGGCGGCCAAGGATGGTTTCCGGCTGGCCCGCTTGGATAGACGGTTGCCAGATGTATTGCCCGGTCGTGTCCTTAAGGGTGCGCAGCTTGCCAAGCGTGGTGCCGTTCATCGCCCACACGCCCTTGTTGCGGTAGCTTGGCGCGATGGAATACATCAGCGCAATCAGCGGGTCAGCAGAGGTAATCGCAGCACCGCCCGCCAGCATTTGCGGCACGTCGGTATTGGTCATAAAGCCTTCGGGGTCATAGACGCCCGAACCGTTGCAGAACGCCAAGGTTTCTTTCTTGCTGAAATCTTCGATCAGCGCCGTGCGAATTTCCGCCTCAACCGCTGCCGCGTCTTGCAGCATGACGTTCGGAATATCGACAAAGGTAGACATGGCTTTGGGGACGATTTCCAACTGCCCGAAGATATTGGTCGTCGCGGTTTCCGGCTCTGCCGTGGTTTCATCATCCCACGTTGCGTTGCCCATCGGCTTGCGGGTCGGATAGATCACAGACGGCCCGTTGATCCCGCGCACCGACGCCAAGGAACGGATCGGGGAAATTTCGACAATATCCTTGATCACCTCAGACGAAAACTCAGGCGGTGCCAGATAGCCGCCGTTTGGGTCGCTGGAAATCGACAGCGCCTTCAATTCCACTTCGCCAGCCAAGTTGCCGCGCGTCAGGTAGGCGTCGAACGCCTTCTTTTCCAGCGTCGGCTCTTTGGCCGGATCACCACCAGCGGGGCGATTGCCCTTCGCTTCCAGCTTGTCGATACGCTGGACGTAAGGCGCTACAGCCGCAGCTACAGCCGCATCCAGCGCGCCCGCGTGTTTTGCCTCAAGCTTGGCAAGTTCTGCCTGCATTTCCTCAAGCGTCATTTCGTTACCCTTTCCGGCATCTAAGCCTTTGATTTGCGTGATCCGCGCGCCGGGGTGCATCGGCACCGCAACCACGGAAATCTCTTTAAGATCGACCTTGTAGAGGTAGCGCCCACCACCTTGCCGGGGCGCTGCATTGGTCGTGACGTAACCAATCGAAAGGCCAGACATGGCCCCGGCTTGGATCAGCGCGCGGACCTCTGCCGCCCGCGCCACGTCCGCCACCAGCAGACGGCCCTTAACCTCAAGCCCTTGTGCGGTTTCTTGCAGCGCATCCCAAACCCCCACCACGTCAGCCTGATCATGGCTTGCCAGCATCGGAAGCGGCGCAGCTGCGCCAGCAAACGCGCCCTTTTGAAGAATATCCCCGCGCAGGTCAGGGGTGCCGAACACAGACGCCAAACCCGTGACGGTGCCAGCCTCATCGACAGCAAAGCTTGCTTTCAGTTCAAGCCGCTGCATCGGCCTGCACCTCGGGGAAGTAATACACCGCCCGATTGCCCGCGAAGGCGTCGGCCTGCGCCTTGACCCACGCCACGCCAAGCAGGCGCATCATGCGGTCAAACTTGAACGGGATAGGCTCCCCGGCTTCGGTGGCTTTCCAATCCAGCACACAGCGCGCCAGAAAACGGCGGTGAACCTCGGCCCGATCCTTGCCCGACACGCGGCCTTCAAGGTCGGCCAGTTCGGCCAACTCATCGGTCATTGCCACCATGGCGTTAGCCTGCACTCGGCTATCCGGCCCGGCCACCAGCAGCACCACCGCCGTTGCCTCGCCCGTTACAGGGTGCAACAGCGGAAACCAGCGGCCCCGCTCCTGATCTTCGACCCCGGAAAGAATGTCATTAAGCTGCATTGCCTGCCCCCTGATCCGGCGAAGGCTGCGCCGGGGTTGTGGTTGTGATGTTCGGGTTTTCGTAAACGTCGCCGCCAGCGCGCGGGGAAAGGCCGATCCATTCGCGGCCCTCGTTCGGGTTGATAACCTTGGTCGCAATCAAGCTGTTGATCGTGGTGGCCCGCGTTGCCAGATCGGCGCGGGTCAGGTCGTCACGGTCAAAGCGGATCGCAAAGCGGCCCCGGTCGGCCTCGGGAAAGAACGCGCGCCGCAAGGCCCCTTCCAGCGCGCGCAGCCATGGCTCCAAGCAATAGGTTAGAAACTCTTTGCCAAGCTGTTCGGTGTTGCCCCATGTTGCCCGGTCGAGGTCAAAAAGCATCGACGGCGGCACCCGGAAGGCGCGGGCAATCTCAAGGATTTGAAACTTGCGGTTCTCAAGAAACTGCGCGTCGGTTGACGTGAAGGTGAACGGCACGAAATCCGCGCCATCATACAAGATCGCGGTCTTGCCGCTCTCGCCGTCCGCCTCATGGGTGGCCTTCCATGCAGCCCGTGCTTGCGCAACAGCCGCTTCGCCCATGCCCTTTTGAAACTTCAAGGCCCCCGAAGGGCGCGCGCCCTTGCCAAACAGGTTCGCCGCGTGGCGCTCTAGCACGAACGCCACCGCGATTGCTTCCCGTGCAAGGTTCAGAGGCGCGCGGCCAAACGGGGCGCGCAGGTGGATCACGTTCGCAGGGTCAACGGTCAGGGTGTTGACGCGGTAAGACGGTTCCCCGGTGTTCTGATCAATATCGACATTGAAGACGCCCGACCGATACCGAATTATTTCGGCAATCTGCCCCGACCCGACCCGGTTCACATAGGCCAGCCCGCCCCGGTCGTCGCTCAGTGCATCAATCACCAGATCGCGCAGCAACTCATAACCAGAGGTCCAGCCGTTCGCGTCACCGCGCAGGAAGGCCAAGGCCGGGTGGTCTTCCACATCGGTTTCGGTGCCATCGGATGCAACCGCCTTCACCGAAATTTCGAGGCAGGCCACCGCCTCAGAAATCACCCGGATTGCAGACGCAACAGCCGGGATTTGCAG